AGCTGTTGTCCCTGCAAAGTCCCTCAAGGTGACACTTGAACCGATACAGGAAGGCAGTGGCGATCCATCACCGAGCAATGTGCGCCCTATCAGCGGATGGGACGAGGTAAACGTGGCTGTGACGGGCGTGAATCAATGGGACGAAGAGTGGGAAGTAGGTGGACTCATCAATGCTACAGGCTTGCCATATAACGACACAAACAGAATAAGGAGCAAGTATTTCTCCCCTTGCAAGCCAAACACGACTTACTACAAGGCTTCGCAAAAAATCCATACTAACTTGTTTTGGTATGATGCCGACAAGGCATTTATTGCGAGAGACACAACAACGAGTAATAGTGTTGTGACCTCACCATCAAACGCCGCATTTTTCAAACTCGTTAACACCGATGCCAACACTTATGAAAATGACATCAGCATCAACTACCCAAGCACCGACCACGACTACCACGCTTTCCAAGGCACGACCTACACCACCGACCTCGGTCGCACGGTCTACGGCGGTACACTTGATGTGGTCAGCGGAGTGCTGACGGTGACGCATGGCATCGTGGATTTGGGGACGCTTGGTTGGAGAGGAATCGGACTCGGCACAAATATCGCAAGGTTTATCTCAAGCGGCATAGGTAGCACAATAAAGACACCACCGAACAACGCTACACCTACAACCGCAATTTGCTCACAATATTCGGCAATCGGAGTATCCTATTTGTCATCGAACAACGGCACTTTCGGCGTATACAACGATGGTGATATAGGTGTCAAAGATGATGCGTATTCAACCGTCGCCGCATTCAAAACCGCCATGAACGGAGTAATGCTCGTCTACGAACTTGCCACGCCTGTTGAATATTATCTTGAGCCACAGCAGGTTTATCTGTACAGCGGTGCGAGTAACGTGTGGAGCGAGGGCGGGGCGATTGAAGTGACGTACAATGCTGATATCCAGAAATATATCGAGAAGAAGTTAGGGTAGCGCCGTAGACATCTAAGGCGTCACGGATCGTGACCGCAAAGGGCACCTCCTTACCATAAACGCAGACAGACCCGGGGCGGATGTCTCGGGTCTTTTTGCGTGTCTCAAACGAGGCTCATATTTTCGATTCAGACGGCGAAAAGAGGGCAGCTTTACCGTTTTTTATCTGATCATAGGTATAGCTCCATCTTTTAACGCCACGCTCCGATTTATCAAAACCGAGCTCGTCCAAACACGAATAACAGACATATCCGTCAGCGATTGCCTGACCGCGACGGACTAACCCGATGCCCTTTCCGCATCTTTCACATTTCATTTTTATCACCTCCGAACTCATCCGCGTGCGGTCAATATTTCAAGTACAGCCACACACCCGCGCCGGCTTCCGTGCCGTCATCAAGAACGACATCCTCGATGCGGACGTGGGCTTTTTCGATGCGTCCCTCTGATAGGGCAGAGAACATTTCCTCATACTTCCCGTTGCGGGACAGAAAGCCAATCTGCAGACCATCTACGAGCACAATCATGGACTCGCCCTCAACTCCGTCTTCAATCATACCGTGCATGAGACTGATGCGGCTGCCTTTGAAGTCAAAGCCTCGTTGCCGCAGTGTTTCGATGCTCGCGTTGCAGATAGGCCTCGCGTAGGACAGCCTCAGGGTGAACCGCTTGAAGCCTCTGAACGAACCCGACTGATCAAAGCGGTATTCGCGCCAGACGGTGAACGGCGGAATGTCGTACTTCGGGACATCATGCTTCGGAGCGGCTTCCGTTTTCTTCTTTTTCAGACCGAACAGTGCCATGTTTATCACCTCCGATACCATTATAACACCTTTACAAAACTTTAAGAAATTAATTACAAAATCAGCTTGATTCATGTCCTATAGGGGAGTATACTGTTAGTGGTAGACGCGGTGCTTTACGGCACCGCTATGTTCAAAGATTTAACTCTTCCTAAAATCATAATTAAAAGGATAATCTTAACAAACCTTAAGGCGTTAGGGGAGTTGATCGAATAAGGGCATAATGAATGCGTCTACCACTACGGTAGGCGCATTTTTTATTTGAAAGGAAAACGCCATGAGAACTAAATCAATACCGCAGATGAGAGCCATACAGGGGAGTACGCCGACCGAGACCGCGATGCTGTTTAACGAGGCGATGATGGAGCTGGCGGAGCTGAACCCGACCTACGAAAGGGACGGGCAGACCATCTGGATCTATTACTCCATCACACAGAGTGAGCCGGAGACGCTCGCAGAATATCACGAGGAGCAGGGCGAGAGGGCGCAGTGCATCGACTGCATGTACTGTATGAGAGACCTTAACCGCTTCGGCTCCATCGACGGGCGCAAGAAATGGGCGACCTGCGGCAAGACAGGCGAGCGCACGAACATCCACAGCGCCGCCTGTGACACTTACTACACACTCGATCGGAGGGAAAGGAGGAGATTCCAGTGACAAATATGCGCATAAGGAAGGCGATGGTCGAGGCGGGCATCAATCAGGGCAAACTTGCCGAGATACTCGGATGGACTGAGGCAAAGGTCTCGAACGTGCTCGATATCGAGCTGTCGGCAAAAGCGCAGTCGGACATCGTCGCAAAGATAAGAGAGCACGCGACAGTATGAAAGGAGGCAAAGGAAATGAGACGGAAGGACATGATAGGCGGGATACTCTGCTGGGCAAGCTGGGCTGTCATCGGCTTCATGATGTTCGTGCTTGGTTAAAGGAGGCAAGGAATGAGGTACAAGTATAACGTTTATTTACTGGACGGCGAGGCGCACATACTCGAAAGATTCGAGTATGGTGACTATGACGATGTGCAGAATCTCATCGGGTACATGGTGGACGGCGCGAAGGTCGTCACGCTGATGATATCTAAAAGGGAGGTGGGCGCAGATGACTGATAAAAAGATGAGTCAGGTCATGGGCATCTCCGATACGCTCTGGCACCTGAACAGACAGCGCATCATCGGGCAGATCGAGGCGTACTGCGGGCACGAAGTACCCGAGGACTGCATCGGGCTCATAGAGTGCAGCTTCCGGTTCGGGGCGGTGCTGATGGAGAGCGCGATCAGAAGGAGGGAGTCTCATGTATAGGTGTCCCGAGTGCGGCAGGCGGTTCGAGTATCCCGATTACCTCGAGGTTTGCATCGAGGATTACTGCGGAGTGGGCAGTCTGTTCCGCGACCGGCACTATGGCACGTTCGCCGCGTGTCCGTACTGCGGCGAGGGGCTGAGTATATATGACGAGGTGAGCGATGAAAGCGAAGAATAAGAAAAGCGTCCCTCTCGGAACGCAAATCTGTGTACAAGAAAATGATATACCTCCGAGAGAGAAAACGCAAGCAGAACGGCTCTTCGAGCGCATCGGCACAGGGCGCGGGCATGCTGTCGGGCGACCCGGGGATGCGAAGACGGACAGGGCTCTGCGGCGGCTGATAGCGGAAGCCAACAAGCAGGGCGACTGCATCATCAATAACGGCGAGGGCTACTACAGAGCCGGAGCGGAGGACAGAGCCGAGTTCGAGCTCTATCTTCAGAAGGAAATGCACAGGATAAGGGAGAGCAAGCTCAAGGTCATCAGAATGAGCGTTGCGTATAACAGGAGGTTTAGATAATGGCGATTCCAGTATTGATTATAGGAAGGAGCGGTTCGGGCAAAACATACAGCCTGAAGAATTTCAAGCCGGACGAGGTCGGCGTGATATCGGTGGAAAAGGGGCGGCTGCCGTTCCGCTCGGACATCAAGGTGGCGAAGGTCCCGAAGGACCCGATGAACGGCGAGGCAAGGGATGCGGCAACGGTGAACGCGGCCAAGTACGCTTGGATAACACGCGCCATCAGGAGCGCGAAGACGAAGGCTATCGTGATAGACGACAGCCAGTACTTACTGGTCAACGAACTGTTCGACCGCAACTATGAAAAGGGTTACGACAAGTTTACAAGCATCGCTTCGAAGTTCAGGGATCTCATCCATTTTGTGAATGAACTCGAGGACGAAAACAAGATAGTTTACTTCCTGCACCACTCGGAGCTTGATTCTGACGGGCGCGAGAAGGTGAAGACGATCGGCAAGATGCTCGACGAGAAGCTGACGGTCGAGGGCTGCTTCGACATCGTTATCTACTGTCAGGACCATAAATTTTTCACACAGGCGAACGGACAGAGCACAGCGAAGACCCCGGAAGATATGTTCCCGCTCGAGATCCCGAACGACCTCAAAGCGGTCGACACGGCTATTAGAGAATACTACGGAATGGAGGCATAAGATGGCATATAAAAAACGCAAAGACTACGACGATGTAAAGATAGGCGGCTTCAGAGTTCTGCCGGCGAACGGCTACGTCTGCCGCATTCTGAAGGCTGAGGACTACAGATCTAAGAGCGGCAGAGACATGCTCAAGGTCGCATTCGACATCGAAGAGGGCGATTACAGGGGCTACTTCCGCGAGCAGTTCAACGACCGCAAAGACGCCGCAGAGGACAAGGCGACGGTCAAGTGGCCGTTCAACGGCACCAAGTGGATATTCTATGAGGACAGCGAGGGACACACAAGCAGGGACTTCAAGAGCTTCTGCACGGCGCTCGAGGACAGCGGAAACATCGTTTGGGGCACGAACGACGAGCTCCTGATGGAGGGACTCAAGGACGCACAGGTCGGCATCATCTTCCGCAGGGAAGAGCATGAATACATGAATCAAACCTCATGGCGGACCGTGCCGTTTGGCTTCCGCTCGGTGGACAC